TCATAATCCCATTCATCATATAAAGAATGAAAACTTCCTCTTCTAAAAATATATTCTGGATCTGTTTCATTGCTTCTAAACTCTCTAAGCCTTCCAATTGGATTAACATATCTTGGTCTTGTTGCTGGACCACTTGTTCCAGTTGCAGTTTGATTTTTGTTTTCTTCACCAACAGCTAATCTCATTGTTGGAGCAATAACTACTTTTATTTGTCCACTTAAAAATTCATCAATAAGTAATTCTGTAAATGTATTAGTGCCAGTTAATGTTCCTCTACCCCATTCACCAGATGGATTTGTTTTTACAAATGCACTTCCATTGTTTACTCTTAAACAACCAACAGCAAATTGCTGAATTGCATCTCCCCACAATAATGTTCCAAAACTAAATTTTTCTGTATTTGTACTATTATTAACTTGTGTATTTAAAGACAATCCAAAAGATGATGTTTGTGTTGTGTTTAATGTTTGTAAATAACCTTTAAATGCAGATGTTGTAATAAGCTGAATATCAGCTTGACTTGTCCCAGCATCAAAACCAACTGGAGTAGAAAAAGAAGGAACTACAATACCAGATGGATTTTCTAATGTATTTGACCAACTAACTTTACCAGAAGATGTTGAGCCACTTCCAAAAGGTAAATTTGGAGATGTTGATGTTGGATTTCTTTTTATATAATTAGATGTTCCATAACCACTAAATCTACAGAAAAAAGAGCCAGGATTTGAAGAACTACTTCCATAATCTTCAATATCTAAAAAGAAACTCCATGCTCCAGTCATTGTAATTGTACCACCAGCACTATCAACAAATGGAATATCTTCTTGAAAACCAATATAATTTGTTTCTGTTAGATTACTTGATTTTATTATGTATTTTGGTGATGTGTTACCTAAAGGAGTCCAGTCAGCTTCTAAAACCCAATAATATGAGCCACCATTACTTGAATCATATTGTAAATAATAAGTTGTTGTTCCATCACTTGCATAAAAATTAAACTTTACAGAACACCACCATCTATGAGATGTTAGGCTTGAGCCAGTCATATCCCAAGTCCAGTTTAATGGAATTGATAACCATAAAAAATTTGCTGTTGATGGATCAATAATAGTGCCTTGAAATATCTCTTGAGATTCAGCATTTACTCCATAAGGAAAACCACCATAATAATTTTTAGATGCAAAACTTAAAAAATCAGCTTCTGCATTATGAATCATTGGCAAGTAATTATACTTTGTTCCAACCAGTTTACTTACTTGATTGCTTTGTATTGTTTGCTCGTATCTTGTATAATATGTATCACCTAAATGGTCTTGACTTCCTTGTAAAGCTCCAGTTTTATCGTATTGTCTTGAGTTAATATTATCTGGATTATCTATTAAGCCACTCTCATCTTGAATGTATTCTGGTATTTGAACAATCCAAAACTCATGTTTCCAATAAGTTATTCTTGCACCCCAATGCCTTAATAATTCTTTTAAAACAGTATAGCAATTTTCTGGTGTAAAAACATCTTGATCATTTTTATTATGAAACATAGAAACAACACATTGTGTTAATCCTAATGGATCGCTTCCTTGATTAGTGTTTTGCATATCAGCATTGTACCAATTAACAGCTGTAGTAAAACCATAATCTATTGAAACCCCTTGAGTTGTTGTTGCACAACCAGTTTTTGCTAATATTTCTTTAATCCAAAATGTATATATAGCTGGACCATAATACATATTATCTTGAGTATAACTTCCTTGAATATTTGTTTCAGATCCAGCTTTTGATAAATCAACAAAATCAATGTCTTTTAATAAAGACAAACCATCAACAAAAGTTAGTTTTTGCTCATAAGGAAAAGAAACGTCCTCTCCACTTCCTAAATCCATAACTAAAAATCCAGACCAAATTGGTTTAGTTGTTGTATAAGTAGATGATGTAGCTCTATATAAATGCAGATAAATTTGCCTTTCTTTATATGTTGTTCTAAGTTGCTGAATAAAGGCTTGTAATGTTGTATTTTTTACAACAAAAGGCAACACACATTGTGAACTTAAAATTGGTGAGAATCTGTCCTCTTGGTCTGTTTCGTAAGATATGACTGGACCACCAGCTCCAACAGAAATTTCAGTAGCAGATGAATCAAAATTCTCTACCCACAGCTCTAAATAATAATCTAAGTTGTTATTACTTTTATATGATGAAAAATACTTTTTTCCGAATGCCATATTTTAAACTGATCTTTGTCTGTTTAAACTTCCTCTCTGATTACTTATAAAAATATCGTTTCCACTTATTCTACCATAAACCTCAACTTGCTGACTACCTCCACCATTTATCATTCCTTTTAATTTATCTAATGGAGCAACAACTTCTGGATTTGATGCTGTTGTTCCAGCACCCTCACCAACTAATGCCATTGTTGGACCAGTAACCAAACCACCAGTTGCTAACCCTAAAACTTTTCCTTTTGCTAATTCAAATGCTTTTGATAAACTACCAGCAACTCCTGGTCCACCGATTAAAAATTTAATAGCAGTAATAACAGCTAATTGAACTAATAATTGCTTAATAGCTATTTTTATGTTATTCATAAAAGATTTAAAAAAACCTTCTGTACTATAAGCTGCACTTGTCATGGCACTTGTCATAATGTTTTCAAACATTCCCATAGCAGCATTAAACTGTTTTTGTTTTTGTGTAAGTTCAGCTATTGTTTCACCAACTTGATTTAATGGTCCAATTAATTTCTCTGGATTTATAGCACTTAAAAATGGAATTTGTCCATTATCAAAATTCATACCCCCCATGCCACCAAATAATGAGCCAACACCAGTTAATTCTTTAAAGTCTTTTGCTAAATCTTTTATAATATCTCCAAATGATTTAAACTCTTCTTCTGGTAAATCTTTTCCAGTAGCTACAACAGCAGCCATTTTAGCACCTAATTTTATAAAAGCATCAGCTCCAGCTAATCCCATTACTTTCATTGCTGCTCCTAATGCTGTAAAAAAAGCAGCATCAAATTCATTTGCAAAAGTATTAGCAATTCTTGTTGTTACTAAACCAATATTATTATATAATAAAATAAAAGCAGCTCCTAAACCAGCAATTAAACCAGTAGTAGTAAATAAAAAAGGTATTAATTTTCCAACCATTAAATTTATAAAAGTTCCAAATAAATTTAAAACTGGACCAATTGCTGCTAATATTAATCCCCATTCTATTGCGTTTTGTTTTTGGACTGCTGTTAAATTAGAAAAACTTCTAATTAAGTTTCTACTCCATGCTAATAATTTATTTGCTATTGGTAAAAGATGCTGTCCTAATTCAATTCCTAAATCATTTATTTCACCTATTAAAATTCTTGTTTGATTTGCAAAACCTCCAGATGTTCTTGCAAAATCACCAACAGCTTTAGAACTTTGCTTTAATGCTAATTGATAAGTTAATGTTGCTTTTTCTACTCTTGTTAATTGTTTAAATACCTTTCCTTGATCTTCTGCAAATGATTTTAAATCAGCTTCTGTAATTGCAATTCCTAATGATTTTATAGATTCTCTTTCACCAAGTAATGCTTTTGTTAATGCTAATGATGCTCCTTCTGCACCACCAGAAAAGTTTGTGAAGGATGCTAAATCAACAGCCAATTCGTTTACTTGTTTTGATAAGTTTAAAGCCTCTCTTTCTGTAAATCCAAATCCGACTAATAAATCACCAGTATCACCAAGCATTTGTTTTGCTGCTTTACTTGATAACCCAAAAGAACTTTTAAAAACCTTTGCTGTTGCTTCTGCTTCTCTTTGTATACTACTAAAAACAGTTTTAAATTTAGCATCTGTTTCTTCAAAATCACTTGCCATTTTAACAGCTGCAACACCTAAACCAACTAATGGAACAGTTAAGTTTCTTGTAAGTGTTTGACCAGTTCTTTGCATAGATGTACCGAATTTTTTGATACTTCTTTGAGCCTTTTTCATTGCTTTGTCAAAGCCTCTTAAATCAGCTCCAAATGCAATAGTTAATAAACCAACACTTTTATTTGCCATGCTCACTCATTTTTTTAATATATTCAGCTTTTGCTTTCAATTTCTCGTAATCTATTTTCTTATCCTTTTTATCCCACTCAAACTCAATCAAATCAGTTGGCTTTATTTTTTTACCTTTTGCCATTTGAATATTTAATAACAAAGTAGTTTGCCATCTTACTCTTTCCCACTTACTTCGTTCTCTTATATTCTCAAGCTCATAAAAGCCATCCAACTTATTCCAAAAATGTTTAGGCAAGTAATCATAAAACTCATTTACTCCCATGCCTAACTGTCCAAAAGCAATCCTTTCTAATTTCTGCCAAGTAAGAGCCTCTATTTCTTCTTGGCTTTCTGCTTTTTTCCAGTATTACCTCCCATTTGTTCAGCCAATATTTCCATAGCTTTTCCTATACTATCAAAATCACCATCTATTAAATCAGCCAAATCATCAACACTTAAATCACAATCTTGCTTTGCAGCTCTATATCCATCTTCTATGCCACAATATATTAAAGTTAAAGCATCATCTAATGTCATGTCCACACCAAGTTTATCTAAATCTTGCAATGATGTATTTGTTTTTTTACTGTATTTAGCAAGAGCTGCAAACCCAAACTTAATTGGTAGTTTTTCTTTATTTATTTCTATAAAAGTATAATTCATTTTTTGTTTAGTTTAGTAAGGATCAGAGCAATGGTACTAAACAAAAGCACCAAAGCTCCTCACCTAAGTTATTATATTACTTGAGTTAATACACCAGTCCCCTCAATTGAAATAGAATATGTAGCAGTATCTTCTGTTCCACCAGTTATACTTACAGATGTAATAAAACCACTTCCAGTATAACTTATGTCAGTTGCTGCACCAGTATTTCCAAAAATAAATTCAATCGGTTGTCTTAAGGTTAAAATATCATCTTCTAACACTTTATCAACACCATTAGTTAAAGCTCCACTTGATCCAGTCCATGCGTAAGCACCATCAATATCAATTGAAAAATCTCTTAATCCTTCTAAGATTTCTTTAAATCCCCCAGATTCTTTATTTGTAATTTCACGAGGTGAATGATTAACATTCAACGTGCAGTTTTGAGCAAATGCAACAAGATTAGTTGTTCCAGAGCTAAAAACTTTTATATCAGTTCCATTTAAAATAGCCATTTTTTTTCTTTTTTATATTAATTAATTATTTTCTTTAGCAACTTTTACCTTGCTTTTTTTTTCTTTTTTTTCTTTATATATAAAACCATTCTCTTTCAAATAAGAAATAGTTTCTTCATTTTTTATTTCTAATTCAGTACCAGCCATATTTACTTGACCTCCGTACCTCCAATTTTTACTTAATTTTATTTTCATATTATTTTCTTTTAACTTGTTGGATTAATTTGTCTAATTTCAAAATCTAAAGCTTTTCTATAAATTCCAGCATCACCACTTGTATCATCAAAAATATCATTATAGCTTTGAAATTGACTTGATTGTATTTGTTCACCTCCATATGTTCCCTCGTTTATTCTATCCATAGCAACTCTAATCTTTTGAGCTAAATCAGATGCTTGTGAATAAGTTTCACTATAACAAGAAATCATCACATCATTTGTATCTAATGTTGATGCTCCATCTTTTGTATCATTTGGCTGAACTCCATTTACATCATAAATAATAAAAGGAAATGTTGTTGTTTGTGGAGCAACATTTGGAAATATTCTTGTGCCAACTAAATCACTAATGTTAGTTGTAGTTGATAAAATATTATATATTGCTTTTCCTATTTCCATTTAATATCCAAATTTACCATATTTCTGCAACTTTCTTTCATGACTTTTAATTGCTTTAGCCATAACAAACTCAGCATCATTCATTGAGTTTTGTGTTACTTTTAAATATGCACTTTGCCAAGCTGGTTTTATAAATGGCTGATCTGTTCCATAACCTCTTCCACCAAATTTAACCTCACTACCATATTCAATCCATGCTCCATAATAACCACTCTTGTCTTTACTCTTAAATCTACCTTTTACTCTTGGACCAACAAAACCACCTAAATATTTTCTACTTGCTCTTGTTGTAAAATATCCAATACTTCTTTTTAATTGTTCAGTTCTTTTTTTATCCTTTTGATTCTGTTGTCCAGTCAAGCCATTAAGATTTGATTTTGCAGCATCAATAAAAGGCTTACTATTTTTTCTCCAAAACTTTTGCCAAATAGAATTTTTTTTAACTTGTTTAGGTAATTGCATAAACAAATCATTTAATTCTTTTGTTCCTAAAACTGTTATATTTGACTTAGCCATTAATCTTTATTCTCACAAATTATTTC